AATGCTAGGCATACCTCCTGTAGCACCTACTTCTTGTTGCATTGGACTAATAGCTTCTGCTTGTTGTTCCAATGCTGTTGTTTGTCCTGTTGGGTCGCCTTCCATTCTAGGTGGTGCAACTATATCTGCAAACGCACCTGATTGTGTTAGGTCAGTAGCTTCCTCTAATGCTTTACTTTTTCTTCCTCTGTTATATTTAGCCAAAGAAATCATCTCCTAGTCTTGGGTTATATTCGTACTCGAATGTTAAATTAATAAAAAAGTGTGGATGTGGTGTAGGTATAGTAATAAAGTTTTTCATAACTATCTCTCCCTCATCTGTGCCTGTAAATACATCTTCAGACCAATCTTCTCCATTAATTATATTATAAAACTTAGCGATAACTTCTTGTTCATCCACCAGGTACTCCTTGTGGTTGTGGTGGTTGTTGACCTAATGCACCTAGAACTTGTTCTATTCCTGGTAATCCACCACCTGGACCTGTAGGTATTTGTGGTCCACCTTGTCCAAGTAAAGCTAATTCTTCTGGTGTAGGTTCTTCACCTTCTGCTGTATAAAATTTATCTAGTATCTCTGACATTTTTTGTGGATTTTTTCTAATCTCTATTGCTGCCATTAATGCTTTTTGGTCACCTTGTGCAGCTTGTGACATAAGTGTTTCAAACAAAACAGTTTCTGCTTTTTCAGAATGTATACGTTGTTGTATTCTACTTATGTTATCTAATCCATCCATATTTTCTTGTAGTGTTTGTGTATCAATAATTCCTTGTTGTTTTAATTGCAAACCAGTAATAATTTTTTGTGCTTCATCAAACCCTGCCATAACACCATAAACTCTTCTTGTTTCATAGATTTCTGATATGTCAGATTCTGGTGTGTAGTTTTCTTTAAAGGATGTTCCTTTATATCTACCTGCCATAGGTTTACGAAGTTTACCAAACATCAACTCATCATATTCAAGTCTTTTAGCATCCATTTCCTCTAAAGCATCTTTCATAATAGTTTGATACTCTCTAACGTGTAATGATGCAGATTGACCTAACTCCTCTAAACCTCTACCAGTAACAAAACTGTTAGGAGATTGTCCATCATCAGATACAGGATATGATGCACCAAGTCGCAAGTGTCGTTCAAGTCTATCTACTTGTTGAAATAATTGGTATGGTAGATTATTGACTGGCTTTGACACTTGTGAACCTGGAGTTAAATAGTTAACAGCAAATCTGCCTTTTCTATATTTTCCTGATTCAATCTCACCGACTATGTTTGTTTCTGTAAATACTGCATCTTCCATAGCAATAGTTCCAAGAATATTAATCTTTGCCATGTTTGCCATAAGACCTGTAATGTGTTGAAACTGTGATTGCATTTGGTCAAACGCATATCGTTTAGCTATAACAAAAGCAGGACCAGATTTAAGTATGTTAGGTATAAAATCTATAATCTTTTTATTTTCTGGTAGGAATACGTATGTTCCTTCTTTGTCATAATACTGAACCACTACTTTTCCATGACCTGTTGAGTTCGCCCAACTACCTGCTCTATCTGTACTATCAAGTAGTGCAGAGTATGGATTTTGAAAACCTGTGTTATCTTCTTGTTGATATATATATGCTTTAGCTTCTGGATATTGGTCAGCTAATATTCTATGTGGAACTCTACGAATAATTGCTAACTCATCAGGTTGTTGGTCATTACCAAATGTTCCTGGATAGCAAGTAAATGAATCTTGTAGTTCAGCATATGGATAGGGAACATTATCTCTATCCCTTCTATGTGATATTGTCCACACAACAAAACCATAACCAGGTAACCATCTAGCTGCTTGTGGTAATTGTTTATCTAGTTTTTGAAACTTATCATAAGATGTAACAATTCTCTCTATTTTCTCTGATTTTCTTTTAGCTCTCTCGCTATCTTTTTGATTAATTACATCAACTTTTAAATCAGGACTTCTACCTAGTTTTTGTGCAAATCTTTCTAGTGCAGTTAAAAATAAGTTAGGTGCAGGTAACTCGTGGTACTCCACATTAATTGTATTACCTAGCAACGCTTTAACTGCTGCTTCTCCACCATTCATAATGTCACGAATCCTAGACCTATCAATCATTTGTTCTTGATTAATAACTCTTAGGTAATCTATTCTGTCGTATAATTTTTCACTATCTAATGGCATTTATCTCCAATTATCTATATCCATGTTACTAGATTCGTACCCTGTAAAGCTAGGATTATAATCATATCCTAGTTCTGCAAAGCGTTCTTTTTGCATACGCCTAATTGCTCTCATTGGAAACCAACTAGCCATAACAATATCAGTTTTTGTACCCACGCTCTTGCTTTTGTTCCTAGCAGAACTAAAGTACACTAACTGACTTGTATATAAGTTTACCTTCTCTTGTGCTTCAAAGCTAAGATATGGCAAAGAAATATTTTGTTCTTGAAACATAGGTCGCATAGCTGTAACACCATAAATTGGGTCAAACTTATTCTTGTGTGTTTCGTGTCCTTCTAAAAATATTCCATGTTTAGATGCAAACTCTCTAATACTTTTATCTTGTCGTATTGCTTTTTGAAAACCATTTTCCTCAATAACCCAATGTGATAAATTATATTTAACCCACCACTCTTTCATTATCTCTAGTGCTTGTGGAATACCACCACCTAAGTTGTTATTCATATCTACCATATGCAACTTGTTAGTTACTGAATCGTATGCCCATAAAAATGCAGCTTGATAACCTGTAGATGCAGGGTCTAATCCTGCTATAAGTCTTGTACCTTGTGGTACGTGTCCAATGTCACGTTTTTGGTCACGACATTCCTCTATCTCTACTCTATCAAACAAAGCTAATCCATCAGGCATAGCTACATTAAGATACACCATTTCGTATATTGCTCTACCACCTGTAGTTTCTGCTGCTCTCTTTCTATCCATTAACCACTTGTACGTTCTTTTTCCACCCCACAACATACAATCTACGTGTTCTTCTTCATTCCAGTCTGGCAAGTTACAAGCTGTGTCATGTGCTTCTTCTACAGTTGTAGTCCAACTTTGGTTCTCTAAAAGATGTGAATACAAATCATCATAATGCTGTCTTGAACCGATAACGACCATAGCTGTGTGTTCCTCTTTACGACTAGATAGTGTTGTTGTCCACCAACTTCTAGTGTTTTCTCTTGATGAAGGTTGCATAGTTGAGTTATGGTCCTCAATGTCATCAGCAATAATTATGTCACAGTCACGAGAAAGTATTTTACCACCTCTACCAATGCCAACCATTGTCGGTGACTTAATACCAGTAACTGTTCTTGTACCTACAGTAAAACCATTTTGTGACCAAGACTTACCTGTACGAGATGTAGGTTTAAATTTTGCACCAGGTCCACATATCTCTTCTATTAGTAACTCGTTACTTTCTAGTTGGTCAAGTACAGAACCTACTGCATTCTTAGCAATCTCTTCGTTACCACCTACCCATAAAATACGTATGTTTGGATTTTTACAAATAAGCCATACTGCAAAGTGAATTAACAAATCTGTTTTACCATGTCGTGGTGGAGAAAGTATCATGTGCTGTCCACCATTATCTATAGCATTCATAATCTCACCTATCCATTTGTGATGAAAGTCTGGTGTTTCGTATGCTACACCTTGTTCTGTCTGGAAATATCTCTGTCTAAAATCATCAAAGTCTGCTAATGACTTTTCTGCTACTTGTGGTAATGACCATTTATCTTGTTCTTGTTTGCTTGTTAAATCTTCTATGTATGCAGAGTATGCCATAGATACTGCACCTTGTGTTGTGCCTAATATATCTGCAACTTCTTGCATTGTTATTTTCTTTGTATAGATATCTGCAGCTAAACCTGATTCGACTATGTCGTTATAGACTTGTCCTCTACGTGCTTGTACATTTGTTTTTTG